CCTGCTGATTACGAATCAGCTGCTCTACCGACTGAGCTACACCAGCGCATCTATTCAAATGCGAGTAAGAGTATATCATAAAGTTTTTTGCTCGTCAAGCGATTTTCCAAACTTTTTGAAAGCCGCGGCGTTTATCATGTAATGCGAAAGAGCTATTTAGCTCCGACGCATTATTTTTTTATCAAAATATGGAAAAGGAGGGGCAGAAATGGCGGGTTTGTACCTCACGCTCGGACAGCGGCGGGAGATTGAGCGACTCCACGCCGAGGACAAGACCCCGAGCGAGATCGCGGAGGTCGTCGGCGTGACGACGCAAACGATCTACCGGGAATTGCACCGGGGCGAGACGGGCGAGCTCAATAAGCACTATCGCCCGGTGTATAGCGCGGAGGTCGCCGAGAAAGCCGTCCGGCTCTCTATGAGAAACAGGGGCCGACGGAAAGCGGCGGGCAAGTAAAAACGAGAGGAGATTACTTATACCATGAAAATTAAAGATTTGGAAAACGCGATCAACAAGAGGCTCGAACAGTTCGACGGGAAAAAGTACGAGGGTCGAGTTACTACCCCGGAGTATCACAAATGGTACACAAACGAGATCGCCGAGGAGCTTTCAGATAAGAAAATTGACATTTTTAGGCCGTCAACATGGAAGATCGTAGCCGACATAGAGGGCCCCGGCGAGGTCAAGGTATCGTTTAAGGAAGTAGCAGAGGTCAAGGTCGAGTTAAAGGTAGATCGCCGCTATTCCTCCGGCGGCCCCGGAAAAGTCGTCAAAATGCGCGTACATTTTCAAGATCAGATACAAGAGCTCACGATCGAGGAGGCCCGCGTCTATCTCTTGAAATGCGATCTCGAGAGCAGAATTGCATGGTACGAAAACGAGAGAGTACGCCTCGAGAAAGAGCTTGCGGAGATCAAAAGAAAGATCGAGACACTATCCGCGATCAGCATAGGGGAGGCCAAAGAATGAGCAACTACGAGAAGATCACCGCCTCCCCGGAGGCCCTCGCCGAGTTCCTCGGGGGCCTCCCCGTCCTCTCCGGCCCGTGGGACGACGCTTTTCATAGTCAGATATGCGCCGGGTGCGCGGCGGAGGATTGCGATAATTGCCGCAGAGTCGAGCGGGACAATCCGCTTTGGTGGCTCGGCCTCCCGGCGGAGGGCGAGAAAGTCGCCGGAGTGCGGGAGCCGACGATCTCGGAGATAGCGCGGGAGTATTTGAGCATTTGCGACGAAGATTGCGGAGGCGATCGCTCCGTAGGAATACCCGCTTGTCCGTTCTTTGAGGAGCCGGACATAGGGAACGACGGGAAAGCGATACCCGGCGGGTGCAGATTAAGGAAATACCGGGAGGCGGAGAAATGAGCGGCGCGGCGGGAACACGGACGGCCTACCGTCTGAACGTGAATAAAACAAAGCTCTACAAGCTCGCGAAACGCTATTACCCGGAAATCGGCCCTATGAAACGGGCGGCATTTATCAAGTATCCCCGTAGCCGGGACTATGCCCTCGACTTCAAGAGCGGCGAGCGTTATCACCATTTGTTTTTGTCGGTATGCGGCGGGAAAGCCCGCCTCGGCGACGAGTGGCATACCTACAACGAGGACGGCGAGCGGGTCTCGGGCTGGGAGTGCCACGGCCTCACAATGGACGAGCTCCGAGAGCTCGGATTGTTGGAGGCGGTAAAATGACAAACTTTCAGCTTATCACGCAAAACACGACCACGCTCGACGACTTTATCTCCGCTATTGTGGACGACGCTCTCGCGGCGGAGGGGTGCTCTATGGAGCTCAAGCTCCCGTATGAGCTACAAACAAGCGAGGACGGCGTTTTCCTACAATGGAAAGAGTGGTTAGAGCAAGAGGCCGAGGACGAATGTATTTACCTCCCCGGAGCCCGGACTATCGAGCGGTGGAGAAAGCGGGGCGAGGACGACGGATAAGGAACATATCGCAATAGAGCGATTAAAAGCGGCCTCCGATATGTCGCTCCAACATTACAAAAAGCCGCTTGTCGTGACGACCTCCGGCGGAAAGGATAGCTCCGTATGCGTGGCTTTGGCGGAGCGGGCGGGTATCCCGTTCGAGGTTATGCACAATCATACGACGGTAGACGCGCCGGAGACCGTTTATTTCGTCCGCTCGGAGTTTAAGCGGCTCGAGGGAAAAGGGATAAACTGCATTATCAATTATCCGTACTTCAAGGGCGAGCGGGTTACTATGTGGAGCCTCATACCTCAAAAGCTCATGCCTCCGACGCGGCTCGTCCGCTACTGTTGCTCAATTCTAAAAGAGCGCGGCGGCGCTGGGCGATTTATCACGACGGGGGTACGCTGGGCGGAGTCGGCAAGCAGAAAGAAAAACAGAGGGATATACGAGGCGAGTCCAGCGGATAAAGACAAGCGCGTAATCCTAAACAACGACAACGACGAGCGCCGCCGCCTTTTCGAGACTTGCACTCTCCGGGCAAAAAGGACGTGCAATCCGATTATTGATTGGACGGATGCGGACATTTGGGACTACCTAAAGGCCGAAAAAATCCCTATAAATCCGCTTTATGGTTGCGGCTTTTCTCGCGTGGGGTGCGTAGGCTGTCCTATGGCGGGGACAAAAGGCAGACAAGCGGAATTTGCGAGATACCCTACATATCAAGAGGCGTATATCCGAGCTTTCGACCGTATGCTCGAGGAGCGGCGGAGGCGCGGGAAAATAGACGGCTCATGGAGAGCGGGTTTTACGGGGAGAGATATTTTTCATTGGTGGATGGAGGACGGGACGATACCCGGACAGCTCGAGCTCGACGACCTTATCGGAGACGACGAGGAGGACTACGAATGAGCGCGGATTTTACTCGGACGTGCGAGGGGTGCAAGCTCGTATTTTCCGAGCCGTGGGCGAAAGGGAAAACGGGCTACCGTTGCGGGGCTCCGGGGCCTCGGCGGGGATATACCGTAGGTATCGAGCGGTTTTTCCCATATATCCCGGCATGGTGTCCAGAAATGATAAAAGAAAGCGAGGAAAACGAACGATGAAAAAAGCCTATTCACAGCGAGCGGGAGCGGAGGTTTTCGCCCTCGCCCCGGAGCAACTCGAGGTTTTCAGAAAATCCGGCTACGAGACCTCGAAGCCGGAGGAGGTTATCGCCGACGCGGGCGCGGTAGTGCTCACTCCGCCGGAGGGTAGCCGGGCCTACGTCGTCTTTAACTTCAAAAAGGGCGTTTTCTCCGTCCGCGTGAGGACGTGTACGCTCACGGACGGGAAAGACACGGGAGCCATTATCTCCGAGATCGTCCGGGCGGGCATGACGAAGCGGCTCGCCGAGACCGCAGACCCGGACAGGCCGAAAGCGGAGCCCGCGGCGGCGGGTGCGTCCTCTCCCCTTGCCTCGCTGATTACGGAGGCTCTCAAGAAAGCACTCGGGGGAGCGGGACAGGCCGCGCCGACTCCCGCTCCGGCCCCGGAGGAGAGCGAGGAGGTCACGGAATGAGAGAGAAGCCTATAAAGCTCTACCTCGTCCGTCACCCGGAACGCGGGGAGATCACCGTCAACGGGCGGACGAAATACGAGGCCGTGCTCGCGGCCTCCCGCAAATGGGGCGTACCGTGGACGAGATTAGCTCGGGAGTCCGAGTTTATCGTACTCGCGGAGGAGGGCGAAAATGAGTAGCCGTCACGCGAGGCGGCGGACGGCCCCGCGCCCGATCGCCTTTATCGTGATCGCCCTCGTCCTCCTCGTGATTTTTCTTGCGGCCTTTACGCGGGACAAGCCCACGGAGGAGCCGGAGCCGCCGATCGCCGCGCCGGAGCCTATCGAGACGGCACTCGAGGCGCAGAGGGTTTACACAGACTCGCCGATCGTAACCCCGGAGCCGCCGGAGGAGACGATCGAGGCCGCGCCGGAGCCCGTCTCTCGGTATGAGGAGATCGAGATTACCGAGGAAGATACTTACCTCCTCGCTTGCCTCGTCTACCACGAGGCACGGGGAGAGCCGTTCGAGGGTCAAGTCGCCGTAGTGGAGGTCGTATTTAACCGTTGCCTCTCCGACGCTTTCCCGGACACGATCGAGGAGGTCGTCTTTCAGAAATACGGCGACGTTTGGCAGTTCTCCCCCGCTCCGTACATTTGGACGGCGGAGCCGGGAGAGCAACAGTACGAGGCGGTAGAGACGGCACTCTCCGAAACAGAGTACAACGTCACGCCAGAGACGGTGTATTTCTCTACCGCGCCGTATAACGACAAAATATCGGCGATCATAGGAAATCATTATTTTTGTGAGATTTAGGAGGTCTCGACCATGAAACAGGTATTTTTATTCAAGCTCCACGGCGAGAACAAAGCGGACAAGCTCGAGGAAATCCGGGCGCAGATCAAGGGGCAGATCGCGGACGGCGTAGTCGTCTTTGGAGGCGAGACGGAGTTTATCGGCGTGTTTTCGGAGCCTCCCGAGCCGCGCCCGCTCCTCCCCGTGATCGCGCCGGACGTGCTCTCCGCCGTCCCGGAGGCCGAGGGCCTCGAAATCTCCCTTATGCGGCGGCGGATTGAGCGGGTAAGCCTCGCCGAAATGAAAGCGGCGATCGCCGCCGGGCGCGGGCGCGAGATTATCAGGCCCCGCGACGAGTTCGAGATCAAGCTCGACACCGGGGAGACCGTTACCGCCGTATGCGGCGGGTACATAGGCGACCGCCGGGCCCGTTTCATCTTCAAGGACGCGCACAAGCGGGGCGTTATGAACGACGAAGCGACCAACGAGGGCGGCTACTTCAAGAGCAAGGGGAGAAAGCACGTCCTCGAGAACATCTACCCGCATTTGCCGCCGGAGCTCCGCGCCGTGATCGAGCCGCGCCCGCTCGTCGAGATCATCGGCGGCGAAAAGGTCGAGTATAGCGATCCTCTTTGGTTGCCCTCCGCGACCGACGTTTTTGGGCCCCGTGAGTGGTGGCCCGAGGAGCCGGATAGCGTTCAACTCGAGATTTTCAAGACCGAGCGGGGCCGCGTGAAAGAGCTCGACGGCGAGACCGTTATTTGGTGGCTCCGTTCGCCTCGCGCGGGCTACTCCAGCAGTTTTGTGAGTGTGGACGCAGACGGCACGGTCAACGGCAACGGCGCGTACAATTCGCTCGCGTTCGCGCCGGGCTTTGATTTGTAAAATTCAGAATTGCCAAACCTCCCCGGCTCAATGCCGGGGAGGGGTCGGCAAAAATCCTCTCTCAATTATATATGCGCCCGTAGCTCAACGGATAGAGTATCGGCCTCCGAAGCCGATTACGCGAGTTCGACTCTCGCCGGGCGTACCATTCCAGAAACGGAGAGGAGGGTATAAATGAGCCTATGTAGAGGTTGCGGGGCCCCGCTCGAGTGGATAAAGACGGCGGCGGGGAAATCTATGCCCGTAGACCCGGAGCCCGTCTTTGTGATCGAGGACGACGGGCCGGACAGCTTTATCACGGACGAGGGCGAGGTTATCCGGGGCCGGGCCGCGAAGCCGGAGGAGGAAAACAACGGTCTCCCGGTCGCGTTCGTCCCGCATTGGAAAACTTGTCCATCGGCGGACAGATTTAGACGACGGTAAAGGAGGGCGAGGTATGAATATCCCGGCGGACGAATTACGCGGAACGATCGTAGTAACGACGCAGTTACGGAAAATCCCGGAGTCGTGCTCAAAATGCAAGTATTACGACAGCGTGGGCGGCAATCCGGGACGGTGGAATAGCGGCGTATGCTCCGCGAGGGCTACGCTATGGTCTACGGAGCACATTCAAGTAACGAAAGAGCGGCTCGGAAATTGCCCGCTCCGATATGTGACGGCGGGCAAAAAGAAAGCCGCCGACGCTTGAGCGAGCGTCGGCGGCGTAACCGCCTCGAAAGGTGATTACTTATACCTTATATATAATATCACACTCCGAGGCAGTTTGCAAGAGGCAAAAACGGGAGCGCGGACGCGCTTTCCGGGCTCGTATGGAATATTAACTTGACGACCACGAGGGGAGCTCCCCCTATCCGCTCCATAATCTCAAAAAATCCCCTCTCTAATCGCCGCCGAGGGTGAGGGGGAGCGCGAGGGGGAGAGGGAGGGGGCGAGGATAGGAGCCCTCTCCCCCTCGCAATCGGAAAACTCGGAGGGTTTACACATGAGGATAAGCTATCGAGAAAAGCGTTACTATTGCGGGGAGTATCTCGACGTTTATATCTTCCCCGTGTTTGAGACAGGACGGCCCCGGCGCGGGAGAGGAAAAAAGAGAAAGCCTACCTCGGCGGCTCAAAAAAAGCTCAATCAGCGGCACAGGGAGGAGAAGCTCGTCCGCCTCCTCCACGCAAACTTTACGCCGGACGATCTCGAGTTACACTTGACGTACACGATCAACCCGGAAAACGAGGAGGAGGCAAAACGAGAGCTCGCTAATTTCCTCCGCCGCCTCCGCCGTTATCGGAAAAAGCACGGCCTCGGCGATCTCAAGTACATAGCCGTAACGGAGCAAGGGAAACGAGGGGGCCGCTTTCATCACCACATCACGGTAAACGGAGGTATCGACCGGGACGTTTTAGAAAGCCTATGGGGACTCGGGTACGCAAACTCGCGCCGCTTGCAGTTCACGGAGACGGGCCTCGCCGGGCTCGGGCACTACATCACGAAAACCCCGATCGGCGGCAAGGCTTGGAACGCCTCGAAAAATCTCATAGACCCGGAGCCGAAAACGAGAGACGGGCGTATCTCCGCAAGACAGGCCGAGGAGCTCTTGAGGGACACCACGAACAACGCGGAGTATGAAAAGCTCTATCCGGGCTACTTCCTCGCCGACGCGGGGGCTTTCCACAACGAGGTAAACGGCGGATATTACGTCGCCGCCCGATATTACCGAAAAGACGGACAATTTATCAAGCCGAAAAAACGGAGGAGGTCGCGAAAATGAAATTAAACGAGTTCGCACGAGAGGTACACGAAAACGCGGTAAAGCACGGCTTTTACGAGCCCGCGCCGTCGCTCCCGGAGTCTATCGCGCTGATACACTCGGAGTTATCCGAGGCCCTCGAGGAGTATCGAGAGGGAAACCCGCTCGTTTACGGGACGTGCGCTCTTGCGCCGGAGGGGTGCAAATACTCGGGTATTTGCGACAGGGTAGGAAATCCGGGGGGCGAGGGCATAGACGGCCCGTGCAAGCCGGAGGGCGTAGCCGTGGAGCTTTACGACGCAATTATCCGCATTTTAGACACCCTCGCTTATTACGGCGTTGACGTTGAGGCCGTTCTCGAAGCAAAACACGCATACAACACCGGGAGACCGTATCGGCACGGAGGAAAGAAAATCTAAAGCGGCACAGGCCGAGAGAGGAGGAAAAGCCCATGATTAACTATTTCGCAGAAGCGGAGAAAACGCTCCGGGCGCGGGGGTATCTCGACTCGGCCCTCTCCAACCTTGAGCGGCGGCGTGATCGCATTATCGCCCGGAGCGGGCCCTCGGAGTACGCGAGCCCGGATTTGTCGAAGCCATACGCGAGCACGAGCGCAATAAACGACGCGCTCGCCGAGTGCCTCGAGCTTTCCAAGGTTATACGGGAGATCGCAGACACCACGGCGGAGCGGGACGAGATCGACCGGGTGCTCGAGCAACTCGACAAAGACGACCGGGAGATTATCACGCTTTGGTACATCGACCGCAAGAGCAAAGACGAGATCGCGGCGGCGGTAAACTATGCCTCCGCAACGTCGGTATATGACTTGCGTAATAAGGCCGTCGCGCAGTTCGCGCTACTCTTTTTCGGGGCGGGTGCTTTGGGCTCTATGTAGCGTTATAACGCATTATAACGCGAATTGAAAAAAGAGTGTATAGAAACTTGCCTTTAGGCCGTGCTATCATGTAGGCGTAAAGAGAGACGAGGAAACACTCGCCGCCGTGCGCCTCACATAGAGCGAGCCCACAGTACACGAGAGGGCTTGCTACTATGCGGGGCGTTCTCTTTGCACTTATGGAGGGTACAGTATGCGAGCGTTTGCGAAAGCCTTTTACGAGTCTCCCGCTTGGCGGAGTACGCGGGCGTATATCCTCAAGCGCGACGCGGGGCTTTGTGTACGGTGCGGTGCGCCGGGCGTGATCGTCCACCACAAGAAGCACCTTACGCCGAGCAACATCGACGACCCTCTCGTCTCGCTCAATGAGCACAATCTCGAGACGCTTTGCCGGGCTTGTCATGCCATAGCGCACGGAGCCGCGCCGCCGATCGCGGACGGCCTCGCGTTCGACGAGGACGGGAACGTCGTAGAGGCCGGGCTCATGCCGAGACCACCGATCGACGACGACGAATACGATTGACTCCCCCCCGGTCGCCCCCGAAAAAGGGGGCGGCTCGTAACCGCGTCTCAACCCCGTTTAGAACCGCTCGGGTTGCGCGTATGAGGGGGGGTATAAGGCAAAAAGAGGGGAGGTCTACATTATATGGCGAAAAATAAAAAGAGCTACGAGGAGCTTTCAAACAATGAAAAAATCGAAGAAAAGAAGCGGAAAATTAAGCGACTTTTCCGAGGTTTGACCGCCGATCGTAAGCAATTCGCGGACGCGCTTATCGGTCAATTCGCCGTAACCTCCGTCACCCTCGAGAGGCTCGCCGAGGAGATCAGCAACGGCGACTTGATCGAGGATTTCGTACAGGGAGCGCAGAAGCTACGCCGGGAGGCCCCGGCCCTCAAAGCCTATAACGCGACGATCAAGTCGTTTACGACTCTCTCGAAATCTCTACTCGACCTACTCCCCGAGCAAGAAAAGAAAACGGCGGGTGACGAGCTTATGAGCTTTATCACGAAGCCGAAAGCGGCGGGCAAGGCGTGAATTACGTCCGCGAGTATTGGTCGAAGATCGAGAGCGGAGAGATCGTAACGAGCCGCCGGGTCAAGGCGGTTTACGGGCGGCTCATGCGGGAAATGGACTCCCCCGCCGCGGGCTCGGCCTACTATTTCGACGAGGAGACGGGCGAGCGACCGATTATCTTTATCGAGCGGTTTTGCAAACAGTCTCAAGGGACGCTCGGGGCCCCTCTCAAGCTCGAGCTTTTTCAAAAGGCGTTTATACAAACTCTTTTCGGGTGGCTCGAGAGGGCGACGGGCTACCGTCGCTTTCGAGAGACGCTCTTTCTCGTAGGCCGGAAAAATGGCAAGTCTACCCTCCTCGCCGCGATCGCGCTCTATATGCTCGTGGCGGACTACGAGGGCGCGGCGGAGATATATAGCGTCGCCACAAAGCGCGATCAAGCGAAAAAGACGCTCACCGAAGCCGTAAACATGGTGAAGCAGAGCCCGGAGCTCCGGGCGATCGTGAAAAAGCGGCGGAATGATATTTATTTCCCGGCGACGGCCTCCACCTTTGAGGCCCTCGCGAGCGACTCGAACACCCTCGACGGCCTCAACTCCCACGCGGTTATTATCGACGAGCTCCACGCGATCAGAGACCGAAATCTCTACGAGGTTATGAAGCAATCGACCTCGAGCCGCCGTCAACCCCTTGTGATTATGATTACCACGAGCGGGACGGTGCGCGAGTCCGTCTTTGATAACATATACGGCCTCGCTTGCGATATTGCCGACGGCAAGATCGAGGAGGATAGCTTTCTCCCCGTGCTCTACGAGCTCGACGAGCGGGCGGAGTGGACAAACCCGCAAGCGTGGGTAAAGGCAAATCCGGGCCTCGGCACGATCAAGCAATACTCGACCCTCGCTAATTTCGTAGAGCGGGCGAAGAAAAACCCCGAGGATTTGCCCGGCGTTTTGTGTAAGGACTTCAACGTCCCCGAGGTCGCGGCTACCGTTTGGCTCTCATTTGAGGACATAAAGAGCGACGCGACCTTTACCATGCAAGACGTTTTCAATACCTACGCCGTCGGCGGGTGCGATCTCTCGGCGACGACCGATCTCACTTGCGCGACGCTCCTCATACGGCGGAGCCGGGAGGACGAGATCGTCTACGTCTTGCAACACTATTTTCTCCCGCAAAAGAAGATAGACCAACTCGACGAGCATAACACGCAAGAGGCCCCTTACAAGATATGGGCCGACCGGGAGCTCCTCACGATATGCGACGGGGCCCGCGTCAACTACTCCGACGTTACGGCGTGGTTTTGCGAAATGCGCGACAAGTTCAAGATCGACGTTTTCAAGGTCGGTTACGACCGCGCCCTCGCCGGGTATTGGGTCGATGAAATGAAGTCAAACGGCTTTGAAATGGAGGCGGTCGCGCAAGGGCCGTTTACATGGTCTCAACCTATGCGGGAAATGGGCGCGGCGTTCGCCGACAAAAAAGTAAACTACAACAAAAACCCCGTGCTCGTTTGGTGCTTATCAAACACGGCGGCAAAAAAGAGCGGGGTCAACAATATTCAGCCTATCAAGGTCTCGGACAAGCGGCGTATAGACGGCATGGTCTCGCTCCTCAATGCGTGGGTTATCTACGTCCGGGATTTCGAGGACTATATGTATCTTGTGGGGTGAGAACATGAGGGAAAAGCGCGGGCTCTTACAAACGATTTTCGGGGGCAAGCGGGACGACGACAAAAGCTACTCGGCGTATAAGCTCTTGAGCTCTTGGGAGTCTACCTTTGTCCCGTACTCGGGCAACGCTTGGGATATAAACGTCGTGCGCTCGGCGGTGGACGCTTTCGCCCGGCGGGTATCGACGGCACAGCCGCGGCACGTCCGAACGTCGCCGGAGACCACGACGGCGGTACACGGCTACCTCGACCGGGTATTACAGTTCAAGCCTAACCCGTATATGACGGCCTCCGAGTTTTACTACAAGCTCGCGGCGCAATACAAGGTTTATAACAACGCGATCGCGTACCCGGTATTTGACGAGAGCCGAAAGCTCGTCGCGATCTACCCGATCAACGCGCAGTATTTCGAGCTCCTCGAGTACATGGGTACTATGTATTGCCGCTTTAAGTTCGCGACCGGGAGCTCGTACATTTGCGAGTATTCCCGGCTTATCCATATCCGGCGGCATTTCCTCGAAAACGATATTTTCGGGGACAACAATAAGCCTCTCGAGCCCGTGCTCAAGACCGCGAACACGTTTAATCAGTCTATGAGCAAGTTCGCCGAGCTCGTCGCCGTTATCCGGGGCGTGCTCAAGGTCTCGAACGCGGTCAAAACGGAGGACTTGAACAAGCGGCGCGACGACTTTATCCGCGATAACCTCCGCATGGAGAACAACGGCGCGGGCGTGATCGTCACCGACGCAAAGTACGACTATACGCCGATCACGGACAAGACTACGCCTATCCCGGCGACGCAACTCTCCTACGTCAAAGAGGAGGTTTACGACTATTTCGGGGTATCAAAAGAGATCGTCGAGAACACGGCGACCCCGGAGCAAGAGTCCGCCTTTTATAGCGGCGAGATCGCTCCGTTTTTCCATAAGCTGACACAGGCTTTCACAAACTGCATTTTCACCGAGCGCGAGATCGGCTACGGAAACCGCGTCCTTTTCTCGGCGAACGCGATACAGTTCGCGACCTTGCCGGAAAAGGTCTCGGCGGCGAAGTTCCTTACCGAGATCGGCGCGGCGACGCTCGATCAAATCCTTACCATGTTCGATTTACCCACGATCGGCGGCGAGGAGGGCTCCCGCCGGGTGCAAACCCTCAACATGGTAAACGCGGCCCTCGCGGATAAATACCAAACAGGCGACGACGGAGCGGGAAAAGACCCGCCGCCGGAGCCGCCGGAGACCGACCCTCCACCCGCGCCGAAAGACGGCGAGGAGGAGGACGACGATAACCCGCCGGACGACGGCGGAGAGGAGGGTAAAAAATGACGCTCAAAGACGGGCGGGAATACCGCTCTTTGCAAGACTTCTCCCTCGTCCCCCGCGAGGAGGGCTCGGAGGAGTACCGCGTAAAGGGTACGGCGGTCGTGTTCAACACGCCGACCGTAATGTTTGAGTGCGACGGCGTGAAGTATTACGAAGTAATCGACCGTCACGCTTTCGACGAGTGCGATCTCTCCGACGTGATTTTTAACTACAATCACGGCGGAAAGGTGGTCGCCCGCCTCCGCAATAAGACTCTCGCGCTCGCGATCACGGAGCGGGGGGTCGATATGGAGGCCGATTTGTCCGGGACACAGGCGGGCCGGGAGCTTTACGAGGAGATCGACGGCGGCTACATTGACAAAATGAGCTTTTCTTTCTCCGTCCGTGAGGCAAAGTACGACTCGCAGACCCACACCCGGACGATCACAAAAGTTAAAAAGCTATACGACGTTTCGGCGGTGGATATTCCCGCCTATAATGAAACGTCGATTTCGGCCCGGAGCTTTTTCTCGGAGGAGCACGAGAAAGAGGTCAAGGCTTTGGAGCAAGCCCGCCGCCGGAAGAAACTTATAGCTTTGACCTACTAACCGACAACAAACGATTTTACAGGAGGTAAAAAGTATGAACATCGAAAAGAGACGCGCAGAAATCCGCGATCGCAAGGCCGAAATCCGCGCCTTGCTCGAGAAGAACGACAACGCCGCCGATCTCGACGCGCTCGAGAAAGAGCTCCGCGAGCTCAACGAGGAGGACGCGGCCCTCGAGAAGCGGCAGAGCGTCGAGCGTATGCTCAACTCCGGCGCGATCACTCCCTCCCCCTTTGGTGAGGGAAACCCCGTCCAGCGCAACGCCGAGCCCGAGGCCGACGAGAGGCTCTACCGCTCCGCGTGGCTCAAGACCTTACAGGGAAAGCCCCTCGACGAAGCCGAGCAGAGGGCCTATACCACCGCCGCGGGCTCCGGGCTCCCCATTATCCCGGAGACGACCGCAAATCAGATCATCAAGAAAATGTACGAGGTCTCGCCCATTTTGGAGCGTTGCCGTATCTTCCACGTCCCCGGCAACATGAAGTTTGCCGTTGAGGACGTGAACGACGACGCGGCCCTCCACACCGAAAACGCCGCGATCACTCCGGCGGGCGACAAGCTCAAGAGCGTTACCCTCACGGGCTACGAGATCGTTAAGCTCGTGAAAGCCTCCCGCGCTTGCTCCGAAATGGCCCTCTCCGCCTTTGAGAGCTACGTCGTCGAGATCGTCGCCGAGAATATCGCCCGCCGCCTCGAAAAGTACATTTTCACGGGCACGGGCAACAATGAGCCCGGCGGCGTGAAGATCGCCGGACAGGGCGCGAGCGGCGCGTACACCGACGGGAAAGATCAGATCACCGTCGCAAAGACCGCCGCGCTCACCGAGGCGAATATCGTCGCCTTGTATGGGCTCCTCGGCGACGGCTACGAGCGTAACGCGGTTTGGGCCATGCGGAAAGCGACCTTTTTCGCCGACTTCTTCCCCCTCATGGACAAGAGCAAAAACAACTTGATCGAGTTCGCGGGCGGGAAGTATTACGTCATGGGCGTGGAGGTCTACTTTACGGGCTCCGTCCCCGCGAGCGAGGCGTATCTCGGCGACTTCTCCTACATCATCGGCAACTACTCGCAGGATATCAACGTCGTCAAGAGCGAACACTCCGGCCTTGCTACGAATAGTATCGACTTCCTCGGCTCTTGCGTGTTCGACAGCAAGCCCGCCGCGGTGGGCGCGTTCGTACACCTTGCGAAAGCGACGGCTTAAGGAGGGCTCTCTATGGCGATCGGAGACTCGTATCTCGCGAGCGTCCGAAAGTACATGAGGCTCACCACCACGGCCCACGATCAAGAGCTTAAAGACCTCATTAACGCCGCCCGAGCCGATCTTGTGCTCGGCGGCGTTATTGAGGCTAAAGCGACGGACGAGGACGACCCGCTTATCTTGCGGGCCGTCGCTACCTACGTCAAGGCCGAGTTTGGGCTCGATAACGAGGACGCGGACAAGTACCGGGCCTCGTACAAAGAGCAGAGGAACGGCCTCACGCTCTCCGATAAGTACCTCAAGGCCACGGAGGAGGGGTAGCTCATGTATTGGCGAGACGTTATTACCCTCGAGGCCGTCGCCCACGGAACAGACGACGACGGCTACGATAAAGAAACAGTCGTAAAAACGGAGTGTTTCGCCGACGTGCAATCGGCGAGACGCTCCGAGTTTTATAAGGCGAAGCAAATCGGGGTAGACCTCGCGATCACCGTCAAGCTCCGGGCCGGGGACTACGACGGACAAGAGCGGCTCGTATGGAACGGCAAGCGGTACAAGGTCGAGCGGGCCTACACCGAGGCGCGGGAAATGTACGAGCTTAATTGCTCCGAGTACAGAGAGGAGGGCAAAAATGAGCCTCAACAGCCGGATAGTTAAAGCCCTCTCCGGGCTCGTCCCCTCCCCTCCCCATGCGGACACCTACAAGGGGCCCGATACGCTTTACCTTGTTTTCAACATTACCGAAATCCCGGCGGATTTCGGCGACGACGACGCGGGGCATTACCGCGCCCTCGTGCAAGTTCACCTTTACGCGCCCCATGAGAAAAACACCGTCGAGCTCCGGCGGGAGATCAAGGCGGCGATCGTCGCCGCCGGGTTTACCCGGCCCTCCGTGACTCCCGCGTCGGACGAGCGGGGGCAACACTACGTTTTCGAGTTTGAGGACGCGGAGGCGGTCGAGGAGGCGGAATAATGGCGGAGCTATCTACGAGCGGGCTCGACGAGCTTTTAGACGACTTGGGCGCGATCGCGGAGCTCCCGGACGCGGTAGTCTTGGAAATGCTCACGGCAGAGGCCGAGATTATAGCGGCGGCACAGTCTCAAGAGGCCCGAGCTATGGGCGTACTCGACACCGGGAAAACGGCGGCGAGTATCACGTTTGATAAGCGGCTCAAGGTCAAGGACTCGGAGAAATGCCTTTACGTTTATCCTCAAGGGACGCGGAGCGACGGGAGCAAGCGTCGCGTCGCGGAGGTCGCCTTTGTAAACGAGTTCGGCAAAGAGGGACAGCCGGGGCGACCGTTCATCAAAACAGCAAACGAGAAAAAGGGAGACGAGGCCGTCGAAGCGGCGGCGAAAGTCTACGATCAATTTCTCACTTCCAAAAATCTATAAGGGGGTCATTTTATGGCACAGTTTGGAGCAAAGAGGCCGAAGTTCGCGCCCGTGGCGACCACGCCGGAGAACGCTCTCCCGACCTACAATTTCGAGAGCGCGGTCACGGTGGGTAAGCTCGTCAAGGCCGATCTCTCCGTTACGAACGCCTCCGGCGAGCTCTACGCCGACGACGCGCTCGCCGAAAAGGTCGATATGTTCGCCTCCGGCACTCTCGCCCTCGAGACGGACGACAAGACCGACGAAGTTCACGCCGCGTTGCATGGCGCGACGAAAGACACGACCTCGAGCGAGGTCACGGACAAAGATACCGACGTTGCGCCTCGCGGCGGCCTCACCTACTACAAGGTGATTATCCGTAACGGCGTTCGGTACTTCAAGGGAGTTTTCCTCCCCCTCGTCAATGCCATTCTCGGCAACGACAGCGCGGCGACAAAAGGCTCCTCGATCACGTTCGGCACGAGTGCGACCTCTTTCAACGTGTTTCGGTGCAACTCCGGCGCGTGGCGCGTTCAGAAAGAGTTTACCGACGAGGCCGATTGTATCGCATGGTGCGACGAGAAGCTCGGCAAGACCGCCGCTCCGAGCGGCGGCGGTAGTGAATAAGACGGGAACACGGGAGGCGGGGTAAAATCCGCCTCCCGCTTTACCCATTGGAGGCGACAGCATGAAAGCGACGAAAATTACCGTCGCCGGGGCGACCTATTACCTCGTCCTCGACGGCGAGGCTATGTTTCAAATCCGCGACGAGTTCGGCGGTACTACGCTCCTCCTCGGGCAGATCGAGAAAGACTCGCGAGAGGGGCTCGAGGCGACTTGCAAAGCCGCCGCTATCCTTGCCGAGCGGGGCGAGCTTATCCGCCGCCGCTTGGGGTATGAGCCGGGGCCTATCCCGGAAAGCGAGGATTTCGCTCTCCTCGTTCGCCCCTTTGAGATCGTGGGCGTGAAAAGAGCGATCGCAAACGCAATCTCGCTCGGGTATGGGCGGGAGATCGTAGCCGCGGGCGACGACGAATACGACGAGGGCCTCGCGGAGCTCAATCAAAAAAAAACACCATTAAGCGGGCGGAATATTACCGCATAGCCGCGCTTTGTGGCGTTTCGGTGACGGAGGCTCTCTTTATGCCTCCCGGAGAGATTTTCGATCTTTGGGAGCTATACCTCCGGGCACACGGTAAATACGAAAACAAGGAGGGCGAATAATGGCGACTCGTACAATATCGACGAAATTAGCGGTCGAGGGCGAGGCCGCTTATAAAGCGTCCCTCAAAAATATAAACTCGGAGCTCGGGACGCTGAAATCCGAGCTTAAACTTGTCGAGTCGGAGTTTTCGGGACAGGCGAACACCCTCGCCGCTTTGGAGGCGAAAGGCGAGGCTCTCTCGAAAATGTACGACGCTCAAGAGGGCAAGGTCTCGAAGCTCAAAGAGGCCCTCGAGAACGCACAGAGGGCGCAACAGACATACGCGGGCCGGGTGGACGAGGCCCGGTCGAATATTGAGCGGTGCGAGGCCGCGCTCGCCTCCCTCGCGGACGCAGAGGGCGACACGAGCGAGGAACAGGCCCGGCTTACGGCGGAGCTCGAGGGGTACAAAAAAGAGCTCGAGGAGGCCGAGGGCTATCAAGAGGCCGCGACTCGCTCCGTCAACTCGTGGCAGACTCAAGTAAACACGGCGCAAGCGGAGTTAAATAAGCTCGGCTCCGAGATCGAGAAAAATAACGAGTATCTCGACGAGGCTCGTAGCAGTACGGACGGGTGCGCCGACTCGATCGACGAGTACGGGAAAGAAGTCAAAGACGCGGCGGAGGAAACCGACTCTTTCGGCGACAAGCTCAAGGGCGGGCTCGTAACCGGGGCGAAAGCCGCCGCGACCGCCCTCGCCGCGGTGGGAGCCGCCGCCGTCGCCGGGGTTAAGTTCCTCCTCGATTTGGAGGAGTCTACGGAGGAGTACCGTATCGCTCAAGGGCGGCTTAATACCGCGTTTGAGGCCGCGGGATATTCCACGGACACGGCAAAAGAGGCGTACACTTCTCTATTTTCGATTTTGGGAGACACGGACACGGCTACGGAGTCCGCGCAACTTCTCGCACAGCTCGCGACCTCCGAAAAGGACGTTGCAGAGTGGGCGGATATTGCCGCGGGCGTGACGGGCACTTTCGGCGACGCTCTCCCGATCAACAGCTTAATCGAAGCCTCCAACGAAACCGCGAAAGTCGGTCAAGTGACGGGGGCCCTCGCTGACGCTTTGAATTGGGTCGGCATTTCAGAGGACGAGTTTAACGAGAAGCTCGCCGCTTGTGCTGACGAAACGGAGCGGACGGCTCTTATCACCGACACGCTCTCCGGGGCCTACGAGAACGCGAGCGACATTTTCAAAAAGAATAACGCGACGCTCCTCGAGGCGAATAAGGCACAAGCCCGGCTCGACGACACGCTCTCCCGCCTCGGCGGGACGGTCGCCGACGTGAAAAACGAGCTCGTCGCGGAGTTCGCCCCGGCGATCGCCGACGTGATCGACGCTTTCGTCGGTCTCGTAGAGGGCACGGAGGGAGCGGACGAGGCTCTCGCCGACGCGCTCGACGGCATGATCGGGAAAGCCGCCGAGAAGCTCCCGGAGCTCCTCGACTTTGGCGTTACGATTATCCTTAACCTCCTCGGCGGTCTCGCGAACGCCGCGCCGCAACTCACAGAGGGCGCGGTCGGCGTGATTACGACGCTCGTACAAGGGCTTATCGAGGCCCTCCCTCAACTCGCGGAGGCGGCGGCGCAGATCGTGACGGGGCTCGTAACGGGTATCGCCGAGGCCCTCCCCGAGCTTATCCCGGCGGCGGTGGAGACCGTCACGCAGTTAGTACAAGCCCTCATAGATAACTTGCCGCTTATCGTAGACGCGGCCCTCCAACTCGTGACGGGGCTCGCTCAAGGAATAATCGACGCTATCCCGGTACTTCTCGAGGCGTTGCCTACGCTCATAGAGAGCCTCATTACGACGCTCCTCGAGGCTATCCCGCAGATCATCGAGACGGGCGTAACGCTCCTCACCGCGTTAGTGGACAACTTGCCGACGATCATTACGACGATTTGCGAGGTATTGCCGCAGATCATCGAGTCCACGATTACGACGCTCCTCGACCATTTGCCGGAGATCGTAGAGGCCGGAGTCCAACTTTTGACGGCCCTCGTTACCAACCTCCCGCAAATCATTTTAACGATCGTCAAGGCAATTCCCGAGATCATTACGTCGATCGTGAGTACGCTCGTCGATCATATCCCGGACATAATCGAGACGGGTATCGAGCTTTTAACCTCGCTCATTACAGACCTCCCGCAGATTATCGCCGAGCTCGTCCGGGCTATGCCGGAGATTATCTCCGGCATGGTAGGGGCTCTCGGCGAGGGCGTATCGCGGTTTGCCGAGATCGGCGGAAACCTCGTCCGGGGGCTTTGGAATGGTATTCAATCCCTCGCCGGGTGGCTTTGGGATCAGGTCTCCGGGTGGATTTCCTCGATTTGGGACGGCATTTGCGACTTTTTCGGTATCGCCTCCCCGTCTAAAGAAATGGCATGGGTCGGCGATATGCTCGTTGAGGGCCTCGCGGGTGCAATCAACACGAAAGGCGGAAAAGCCGTAACCGCGATCGACGATATGAGCGCGAAAATGATCGCCGAGGTCGAGTCCGAAATGAGCAAGGTAAATACCTCGCTCGCCGACTCGATCGGAGAGATCGAAACGGGCTTTTCGGCGAAAGCGACGATCGAGCAAGTCTCCCGCGCCGTCCCCTCTATGGAGGACAGGCGGAGCGCGACGGCTCCCGGCGGCGGCGAGACAAAGATCGAAAACAAGTTTGAAATCGGCGAGCTCGTCGTCCGGGAGGAGGCCGACGTAAAGAAGATCGCGAGGGAGCTCTACACAATGCAGAGGAATAAATCTCGCGGAAAGGGGGTCGTAACGTGAGTTTAGGCTTTACGTTTAACAACGTACATAGCCGGGATATGGGAGTCGTGTTTAAGAGCGTCGATCGGACGCTCTTACCGATCAAGCGGGTAACTCGCTACGTTATTCCCGGCAAGAGCGGGACTTACGACATAGAGGACGGCTACGAAAATCGGGAGATCGTTTGCGAGGTCTCTTTTATCGGAGAGGGGTACAACTATCCCGGCGTTCGCTCGCGGGCGCGGGCGGTCGCCGGGTGGCTCTCCGGCGAGGGGCTACTCGTTTTCGACGACGAGCCCGGAAAAGCCTACTCCGCGAAAGTGGTAAGCGGTATTTCGATCGAGCAGATCGCTATTACGGGGCGGTGCGAGGTCGTCTTTTCGTGCGCCCCGTTTGCGGAGTCCCTCGACTACAATCAACAGGCGGCGGGCTCCGTCTCCCTACCGCATACCGAGCCCGTGATCGTGAACGGCTCGCAAGAGACGGATTGCCTTATCTACATTACCGCGAGGGGCAAGATTACGACCCTCACGATAACGAGACTCAAAGTAAATTGATTTTGGAGGTATGAAAAAATGGCGGCTCTTTCTAACGTACACGCGGCGACACTCCTCAATGAGTCCATCCGCAACGGGACGTATTACCTCGCCCTTTTCCTCACAGACCCGACCGCGAGCGGGACGGGCACGGAGGCAAGCGGCGGCGGCTATGCCCGAAAGATCATCAGTTTTAACGCTCCGGCCCTTGTCTCCGGGCGGCAACAGGTCACAAACTCCGCCGACGTGGACTACGGCATTATCACGGCAGACCTCGGCACTATCGCATATTGGGCGATCTACGACTCCGTTACGGGCGGTAATCCGCTTTGGTTTGGCTCGTTCTCCCGGAGCCGTAACGTCCTCAACGGCGACGCGATCACCGTAAAGGCGGGGGCTATCGTTTGCACACTCTCGTAAAGGGGGTGCGCTGAATGTATAACCGTTCTCCGTTCAACCGGGCGAGCTATAACCGCTCCGCGTCGTTCGTTTTCGAGTGGGTCGCGGTCGCAAATGCGACGGCGGAGAGCGGCGGCGCGTTGCTCATTATCCGATACTTTGACGGCGCGGCGGTGGCGGAGACGACCGCCTCCGGCGAGATCATTCGTATCGCGCTCTTTGCGGAGGCGGAGGCCGACGCGGTAGCCGAGGCCCTCGCCGAGTATATCCGTACCATATTCCAGACGGCGCGGGCGGACGCGGTATCGACCGCGAGCGGGCTTGCGGTATCGACCTACGGCTCCGTTACTATGGTAATCGAGGGCGTGAACATGGAGCCCGGCGACGAGCTCATAATCGACACCGAGCACATGACGGTAACGCTCAACGGTATAAACATCGTTGACCGGGTAAGCGACGAGAGCTTTTTCTTTAAGCTCATGCCCGGCGACAACGATATTATCGTAGAGGGCGGCACGACCGCGGACGTAAAAATCCTTTGGAAAGATAGGTGGCTATAATGGCAGTACCGCAGATTTTCGACCGAAACATGAAGCGGCTCGCCTATCTCGATAACGCTATGAGCGTGAGTTACTCCCTCGAGACTAACTCGCTATGGACGGCAACCTTTACCATGCCCGCGGACGACAAGAAAAACGAGTATTGCGTCCCGCTTAATTTCGTCGAGATTTTCGACGGCGACGAGCGTATCGACCTTTTCCGCATTATCGGAGAGGATTTAGAGAGGAGCGACGGCGCGACGCGGTTTTATAATTGCGAGCACGTCCTCGCAACGCTCCTCAACGATATTCTTTTTCAGTATCATCAATGCGGCGGCTCGGGCGTGAGTACCGCCGCGGTGCTTAAGTACGTCCTCTCGAGACAGACTACGGAGCGGTGGAGGCTCGGGGTTTGCGATTTCTCCCGGTACTTTGAATATAATTGGGAAAACTCGACCCTCCTCTCCGCCCTCTTTGCCGTCCCGGAGTGTTTCGACCGTCCCTATCTTTGGAAATGGGACACAACGGCGTACCCGTGGACGATCTCGCTTGTAGAGCCCTCCGGCGAGCTCAAGAGCGAGATACGGTACGCTAAAAACATGACGACAATACGAAAGCAAAAGGACGTTACCGGGCTCGCAAATCGGATATATGCCCTCGGCTACGGGGAGGGCGTAAATCAACTCACGATAAAGAGTGTAAACGGGGGCCTCCCATACGTTGAGGACACCTTGAGCATTTCGACGTATGGGCTTTGCTCGACTATCCTCGTAGACTCCCGGTACGAGCTCGCGGAAAATCTCAAAGCCTACGCCTTGCAGATTTTGGAGGCGAGCAAAGAGCCTTACGTCTCGTATGAGATCGGAGCTATCGACCTCCACCGTCTCACGGGGGACGCTTTCTCGAAGTTCCGGCCCGGAGAGATCGTCCGCGTCGTCGATATGGAGGACGGAATAAACCTCCGTACCCGTATCGTAAGCGTCACGAAAGACGACGCACAGGGCGACCCCGGCGCGGTGACGGTGACGCTCGCGAACAAGACGCAAGACATAGCCGGGAGTATCTCGGATTTGCAGAGCCGGGCCTTGATCGGCGAGACCTACGCACAGGGCGCGACAAATCAGCAGATTTACAACTTTTCCGACAATGCCGACACATCTCACCCGGCGACCCTCCGGCTCTATATCTCCGAGTCCGTCGTCCGTATCAATCAAATGTTTCTCAATATCGAGTTTGAGCCTTTTCGGGCGTTTGAGAAAGCGATCGGCGGCGGTGGTGGGCAGACGACGACCTCCGGCGGCGGCTCGACGACCTCGAGCGGCGGCGGCTCCACCACGAGCGCGGGCGGCGGCTCGACGACGACCTCCGGCGGCGGGCAGACCTCCGGCGGGACGGCGTTACGGAGCTCGAATATCCTACCCTCCGAGACGAGCGGGCAAGCGGTACATAATCACGGCCTCCCGAGCGGGGCTCACCTTGCAACGGCGGACATAAAAGACGGGGAGTACGTTATTACCGGGTGGGTCGATTGGGTGCCCTCCGGGGCCCATATCCACCCGGAGCACACGCATAAGATTTCCGCCCACACCCACGAAGTAAGAGACCATACTCACCGGGTAGAGGCTCATACTCACCGGGTAGAGGCCCACACCCACAAAATCAGCGACCACACGCACAAAATCGAGTTTGGCATTTTCGAGGGGACGCGGGCCTCCCGCGCTACGATCAAGGTAGACGGGAAAGCGATACCGACTCCGACGAGCTTTCAGAATATCGACATTGTAGCATACCTCGCGCAAGACGGCTCCGGGAAAATCCGCCGTAACGCATGGCACACGATCGAGATACTCCCGGACAAAATGAGCCGTATCGTCGGCGCGGTATTTCTTCAAACTTTTTGCAATTCTCGCGGCGGCGGGGACTATTAAGGAGGTTTATCTATGGCACAGCTTAAGACCATGTATAAGCCGCAAGCAAACACCCCGGAGACCTCTCTCCGGGGTGCGCTCGCGGTGGACGGTACGAGCGTAACCGTCCTCGACTCCTCCGTTTTGCCGGACGCGCCTAACCTCTTGACGATCGGCGCGGACACCACAACGGCGGAAACGGTACTTATGACCGCGAAAAGCGGTAACACGCTCACGATCACGCGGGGACAGGACGGCACGACTCCGCGGGCATGGGCCGCGGGCGACGTGATCGGGCGATATTTCACCGCCTACGATCAGCGGGTAATACAAGAGAACATCGAGGAGCTCAACGATAAGAAGATCGAGAAGCCCTCCGCCGCCGTAGTCTCCGGCGATCTCGCCGCGTTTGACGGCACGACCGGGGCGATCAAGGACAGCGGGAAAAAGCCCGCCGATTTCGCCGCCGCCTCTCACACGCATAGCGGCTACGTCCAAAAGCCCGCCTCCCCGGTCTCCGGTAATCTCGCCGCGTTCGACGGCACGACCGGGGCGATCAAAGACAGCGGCAAGAAAGCGGCGGATTTCGCCCCGGCCTCTCACTCGCACAGCGGGTACGCGGAGATCAAGATTTTTCAAAACGTCGCGGTCGCCGTCTCCCTTTGGGTAAGTAGCTCGGCGGTCTCCGGCTATCCGTGGGCCGCGTCTATCCCGTGCTCCGGCGTGACAGCTAATCACGTCGCCGACGTGGTATTTAACGCGGCGGAGGCCACGAGCGGCAATTTCGCCCCGATCGCCGCGACCGGGAGCGGGACGGTCACGATCTACGCGGCGGAGAAGCCCGCCGCGATTACTATTCCCTCTATCAAATGTGAAAAGGCGGTGTAAAGCATGATCGGCAGAACAAACGCAATCAGCGCGGCGGGGACAAGCCTCTCCCTCGTCGTCTCCGTTTCCTCCGGCGCGGCGGTCACGGCGACGAAAGGGAGTAAGACGGTCTCCGGCGTGGCCTCCGGCGGGACGTGCGTACTCAAGCTCCCGGAGGCGGGCACTTGGTCGGTAAATGCGACTCTCTCCGGGCAGACCTCCGACACGAAAACGGTAAGCGTCGTCGATAGCTACTCCGTCGCGTTGACGTTCTTCTCGGCGCGGATTACCGTAACCGTGGACTCCGGCGCGACCGTGACGCTCAAAAAGGGCGGCTCCACGATCGAAACAAAGACGAGTACCGGGACGGCGGTATTTACCGTCTACGAAACCGGGACATATACCGTCGAGGCTACGCTCAACGGGCAGAGCACGAGCGGTACGGTAAACGTCGTCTCGAGCACGACGTCGTACTCTTTGACGCTCTCTTTCGTAAGCTCCACCCTCAATAATAACTCGTGGGCCACAATTAAGGCCGTCTCCGACAAGGGACAGGGGGCTAACTATTGGAGCGTCGGCGACCGTAAGGCCGTCACCATAAACGGGACGGTAGGCTCGCGCTCTTTCTCGAATGAGACGAGCTACGCCTTTATCCTCGGCTTTAATCACAACTCGGGATATGAGGGCTCTAACCGTATTCACTTCCAGCTTGCAAAGACGGCCCTCACAGGCGGCGCGGACGTGGGATTTACGGACAGCTCATATAACTCGACGGGCTCCTCGGCGGCGTTCAGAATGAACACGAGCAACACCAACTCCGGCGGGTGGAGTAGCTCGTATATGCGCGGGACGATATGCCCGGCATTTGCGACCGCGCTCCCGTCCGATCTCCGGGCCGTGCTCAAGACGGTTACAAAGTACACGGACAACAAGGCGGGCGGCGCGGGCTCCGTTGAGGCAAACGTCACCGCGACGACAGATACTATTTTCCTCCTCGCGGAGTACGAGGTTTTCGGCACGATTGCGAGAGGAAATACCTACGAGGCCAACAAGCAAGCGCAATACGACTACTACAAGGCCGGAAACAGCAAGGTAAAGTACCGGGACACCGCGACGACGACCGCCGTTAATTGGTGGCTCCGTTCGCCTCGCGCGGGCGGCTCCGACGGTTTTGTGCGTGTGGGCACAGGCGGCGCGGTCGGCAGCTACGGCGCCGCGTACATTTCGCTCGCGTTCGCGCCGGGCTTTTGCGTATAATTCGGCATTTTGGGAAGTGCGCCCTCAATGGGCGCACTTCTCCGGCAACATCAAGGGAAAGGGGCGAATAAATGAGCGTACCGAAATCCCGGCGGGGCGAGAGTCCCGCCGATTACCTCGACCTCGCCCGAGAAATCTATGTTTTCACCTATAACCGAGTGAAAATCCTCCCGAAAACCTATACGTTCTACTTTTCCTTGCCGCTCTACAACGCGGCGCAACGGGCGTATAGGCTCATAAAGACCGCAAATCTAATATACATCGGCGGCGATCTCGCGGAGGACGTGCGCCGCCGAAACGTCCAACGTAGGCGGGAAATGTACGAGGACGCACAGGGCTATTATAACTCTATGCTTGACGTACTTGACCTCGCCTATATGAACGTCAATCACGAGAAACTACCGCCGGGCGTACTCAAAGAATGGGTTGGAAAGATCACGGAGGAGATTTCTCAAATCTCAAAGATCAAGCGGAGCGACAAGGGCCGATAGGCCGGAGCCGCGCCGAGTGATTTAGGTTATATCCCGTTTCGCCGTTAATTGGTGGCTCCGTTCGCCTCGCGCGGGCAACTCCAACAATTTTGTGAATGTGAACACAGACGGCACGGTCAACAACAACAACGCGAACAATTCGCTCGCGTTCGCGCCGGGATTTCGCATAAGCCAGACCGATTAACTCCGTGAGGAGCTAAAGCCGTGCGTATGCAAAAGGGGGGATATGACCTCTCCGATCGCCTCCGGGCGTGACGACAAACTTATACCTTGATACGGGGAGCCGGACGCTTTTTGCATGGCGGCGGGGTGCGCGTTCACCGCCGTTACATGACTCCGCCGTTATGCAGTTTAGACAACGCGCCGAGAAAGAATTGTACAAGGTAGGCTTTTATTATGAACAGCGTGGAAAGACACGAGGCAAGATACCAACGGCGGCGGGCCGCAAGGCTCGCCCGGAAAGAGGAGCTCGCGAGGGAGTACGGAGATTTCGAGACCGCGCTCTCTTTCGAGCACCTTTACGGCTCTTATCGGGAGTCCGTTAAGGGCGTAGGGTGGAAAGCGAGCACACAGCGATATAAAGCGAGTGCCCTCGCGAACGTCAACAAGACCCACGATCAATTACTCGCGGGAAAGTTCAAATCGAAAGGCTTTTACGAGTTCGATCTCGTCGAGCGAGGAAAGCCGCGGCATATTCGGAGCGTCCACATAAGCGAGCGCGTAGTCCAACGGTGCTTATGTGACTATTCCCTTGTGCCTATGCTCTCCCGGTCGTTCATCTACGACAACGGGGCGAGCCTCCGGGGAAAAGGCTACGATTTCGCCGTAAAGAGGGTGACGGGCTTTCTCGCCGAGCACTACCGGGAGCACGGAGCGGAGGGCTACGCGCTCGTATTCGATTTCTCAAAGTATTTCGATACGGCACAGCACGAGCCCGTATTTCGGGAGATCGAGAAAAGCGGCCTCGACGACCGCCTTATCTCGCTCTCGGAGTATTTTATCGAGTGTTTCGGGCCCGTGGGCCTCGGCCTCGGGAGTCAAGTCTCGCAGATCGCCGCGATCGCGCTACCGAACAAGATCGACCATTTTATCAAAGACGTGTTAGGCATGAAGAAATACGAGCGGTACATGGACGACGGGCTCGTCGTCCATAGGTCAAAAGCAAAGCTCCGGGAGTGCCTCGAGCATATCCGGCGGCTTTGCGCGGAGCTCGGGATAAAGCTCAACGAGAAAAAGACGCAGATCATAAAGCTATCCCGAGGCTTTACTTTCCTCAAGGTGCGATTTCGCTACGGCCCTCACGGTAAGGTTATCCGCCGCGTGAGTTATAAGAGCGTAAAGCACATGAGGGACAAGCTAAAGATTTTCCGGCGGTGGGTGGACTCCGGGCGCATGAGCCACGAGGACGTGAAAACGTCCCTCACATCATGGCGGGGCCACATGAAGCGATTTAACTCGTATTTCCTCGTGCAGACCGTCGAGAAACAATACCGCGAGCTTTTCGCGGCATGAGGAGGCTACTTTATGGAGTACGTCGTTTATAAGCGTTTCAGAGGCGAGGGTATCGAGGGGGAGTTTAACCTCCGATACGGTACGGTATGCGAGGAGCGGGGCGGCTACCTTTTCGCGCCGGACGGTCGCCGGATTTGCGCCGTAACGAGTGAAAACGGGTGGGGTCATTTCCGGGCGAACACTCCCGAGGGCGAGTACCGTCAAGCTATGCTCGACCGCCTCTACAAGCACTACGAACGAAACCCCGGAGCCGCCGCGGTGGACTTTGACCCGGAGAAATGGCCCGGAGCGGAAAATACCTACTGGAAAAGCCTACTCCGTACCATGCAGACGGAGCGGCTCACGGCATTTTACACGGAGCGGCTCGGCAAGCCGCCGATCGTAAAGGGGGTTTAAGGTTATGTATAAAGTCACAGTCGAGGGGGCCTTTGCCGGGTACTCCGATACGGCGACCTATATCAAGGTCGCCGGAAATGGCGCGTATGTACCGTGCGACCCGGCGGAGGCCGCGGGCGTATGCGTCAAGCTCCCCTATGAGCACACGGACGAGGACGGGAACACGGTAAAGACCGTCGAGGACATTGTTTTTCACTTTCCGGGCCGGGAGCTCCTCGGCATGGAACAGGAGGCGACGCTCGAGGAGACGAGCGGCCCGCTCCTCTTGGGCGAGGCCGAGGAGGTCGTCAATATTCTTTTGGGAGGGGGTGACGAGGAATGATTACGGCAGAAAAGGCCCGGAAACTCCGGGGCGTGATTGAGCGGGGCGTTGCCGCTCTCAACCTCTCCCCGGAGGAGGCCGTCGAGGTCGTCGAGCTTTTCCCGGCGTGGGAGATCGGAAAGGCATACGAGACCGGGGCACGGGTGCAACACGGCGGGAGCCTCTACGAGTGCGTGAACGCTCACACGTCCGCGGCGGAGTGGAGCCCGCCCGTCGCCGTCTCCCTTTGGAGCCCGGTCTCCGTTGACCCGGTAACAGGGCTCGACGAGTGGAGACAGCCGACCGGGGCGCACGACGCATACAATAAGGGCGATCGAGTCGTCTACAAGGGCTCGATCTACGAGAGCTTGATCGACGGTAACGTATGGTCGCCCGAGACCTACCCGGCGGGGTGGGCTCTCAAGGAATGAGCGGCGCGATCTACACGGTCGAAAAGGACGGCAAAATCATAGCTCGGCTCGAGTCTTTGATATGGGTACGCCTCGCGGAGCGGGGCGTTTATCTCGTATGCGACGAGGCCGAGGGCGAGGGCGTACTCGTGAACGGAGAGATTTACCACGTTCGCGGGTGCGCCCTTTTGCCGGGCAAAGAGACCGTAAAACTCGACTACATCGAAAACGGAGGTTAAAGAAATGAAAGAAAACGGTTTTAAGGCGTTCGTCGCCGTCGCTTTGGCGGGGGCCTCGGCATATCTCCGGGAGCTCGCCGTCCCGGTATTCGTCCTCGCCGGAGTTATGATTATCGACTATCTCTCCGGCATAGCGAGCGCATGGGTCAAAAGAGAGCTCTCCTCCCGCGTGGGGATTATCGGCATTGTGAAGAAGCTCGCCTATCTCTTGGCGGTGGCGGTCGCGATCGTCGTCGATTGGGTCGTACAGACGGCGGCGGCGGAGCTCGGGGTAGACCTCGGAGGCTTTTACTTTTTCGGCCTCCTCGTGACGATTTGGCTCGTGCTCAATGAGTGTATTTCTATCCTCGAGAACATTTCGGAGATCGGCGTACCGCTCCCGGCCTTTTTGCTTAAGATCATCGAGAAGCTCGAGAAAACCGTAGAGGACACGGGCGAAAAGCCCACGATAGAGAACGGAGGTAAAGAAAATGAAAGCGAAAGAATTTGTTGATAAGCTCGTAGATATTGCGAGAAATTACGAGACCCTCTACGTTATGGGATGCTTTGGTGCTCCCATGACAGCGGCGAACAAAAAGCGGTACACACAAAATCACCCGTACAATAAGCAAGCCGCCCGTACCGCTATGATTAACGCGGCCTCCGCCGATACTTTCGGCTTTGACTGTGTTTGTCTTATCAAGGGTGTTTTGTGGGGTTGGAACGGGGACGCGAGCCGTACATACGGCGGCGCGGGGTATGCGGAAAATGGAGTCCCGGACATTGGAGCCGACTCCATGATTAAGGTTTGCTCCGGCGTGACGAGCGATTTCTCCGGCATTGTACCCGGCGCGGCGGTATGGCTCGAGGGGCATATCGGCGTATATATCGGCGACGGCCTCGCCGTCGAGTGCTCCCCGAAATGGGAGAACAAGGTACAGATTACCGCCGTCGGCAATATCGGGAAAAAGGCCGGGTATAATACCCGGACGTGGACAAAGTGGGGACGGCTCCCATATATCGACTATACCGCAGAGCCGGAGCCCGCGCCGGAGCCGGAGAAGCCCGCCGGGACGGGCGACAATCCATCCGCATGGGCGCGGGAGGCTACCGACTATTGCAAGCGCAAGGGTATCTTTGTCGGAGACGGAGCGGGTAACTACGATTGGAAAGAGCCGATCACCCGCGAACAGGTCGCCGCGGTGCTCTACCGGGTGCTCACGGCGGCGGGGGTCGCCGAGCTTATCCCGGACGCGAAACAGTAAAACAAACGGGCGGGGGTTTGACACCCTCGCCCGTTTTCTTTTTGCCTCCGGCGGTTATCCGGCCTTTTTGAAATAGACCGCGATCTCGAGCCCGTATTTACTCCCCTCGCCTCCGCCGCCCGTGACGGCGAAATCAGAGAGGCCCGCGTATCTATCCATGAGCGGGAGCACGGCGGGTAAATCCGTCTTTGCTATATTGCCGACTTGCTCGCCACGGTAGAACACACCGACGGCGGGCTCCCCCTCGAAGTCGTAGACCTCGAGCGAGATCGCCGAGGGCCGCGGGCTATCCGCCTCGATCTCCCGGAGTATCTCTTGACGGTTACGAGCGGGGCCGTCGTCATTATCGAACGTCACGCCGACGACGCGATAGATACGGCGGTCGAGCGTAGCGCGGCGGGCTCTATCCGCCTCCGCCCTCTCACGATCGGCGGCGGCACGGCGGGCCTTTTCCTCGGCGGCGGCTCGTTGGGCCTCCTCCGCCTTGCGTTTGAGCTCGGCTCCCTTAACGAGCCGATAGATCAAGACGCAGATACCGACCGGGTAGAAAATGACAAGTAGAACGATTTGCCACGGCTTTAGCTTTTTCATATCGTAAGCCTCCTCGATATAATAGTCTCGGGCCCGTTCTGACCTTTAACACAAATATAGCTTATTCTCGTGTTAAAGTCAAGAATAGAGCGGAGCTTTAACACATCGAGAGGAGGAGCGGGGCCGTTGAAGATATACGATTACCACGGGAGAAAGAATATCAGCGGCGAGCGAATACGGGAGGCCCGGCTCAAGAAGCGGCTCACGCAAGAGGATTTAGCGGCACGGGTACAGATCGAGGGCGTGATAATGGAGCGGGACTCGATAAGCCGCGTCGAGATCGGCACGAGGTTTATACCAGATTATGAAATCCCGGTATTTGCCCGCGTCCTCGGCGTTTCGGCCCTTTGGCTCTTGGGAATAGAGTAAACCCGGCGGGGGCTCACCCGCCGGGTTATTTTTTTTGAAAAATCTTAAAAAAAGCTTGACATACTGCAAGCAGTATGCTATTATAATAGCAGAAAGGAGGTAAAGACTTGAGCAAGCGCAAAAAGAAAAGCGGCAACAAGGCAGAGCCGGACAGCTACTTAAACCTTGTTACCGCAATCCTAAACCTCGTGATTGCGATTCTACTTCTCATAGAAAAGCTCACGGAGTAGGGGCGAGGGGGAGAAATCCCCCTTGCTCTTAAAGGATAACACAAGGGGAGCTCAAAGTCAAACGGTAATGGACGTAATTATTTATGTTTTATGCGGCGTGAGTATCATACTATCGGTATGCACGATCGTGATAAGTATTAGAGGGAGGCGCAAGAATGGCAGAGACAAAGAGAAAGACTAAAACCTCGTCGGCGGTCAAACAGAGGTATAACGAGAAAGTCTACGATATTATCTCGGCCCGAGTGCCGAAAGAGCTCGCGGCGGCTTTTAAGGCGAAATGCGCCGCCGAGGGCATACCACAAGCGCAGATTATCAAAGCGGCAATAGAGGACTTTCTATCACGGTAACGAGGAGGAGGCGGGAGACCGCCTCCTCTCTTTTTATGGGGAGGGCCGAACATGGCACGGAAAGGCGATAAACAACTTGAAAGAGACGACCGTATCAAGCTCGAGGCCCTCTTTCGAGCCGGGCTCGACAAGAAAGCGATCGCGGAGCAAATGGGCGTACACCTATCCACCATTTACAGGGAATGGGACAGGGGCAAGTATGAGCACCTTAATAGCGACTATACGCGGGAGTGGAGATATAGCGCGGAAAAGGCCGAGGCCGTCCACCAACTCAACATGACCGCGAAAGGGGCCCCGCTCAAGATCGGGAGTAATTTTGCGGTCGCCGAGTTCATCGAGCGTATGATTATCGAGGAGCACTACTCCCCGGCGGCGATTTGCGCCCTTTTGCGGGAGGACAAGTATCTCTCGGAGTACGGCGTTACGTTTTGCCGGGCCACGATCTACAAGTATATCGACGACGGTAATATTTTCCCGAACGTCACAAATAAAGACCTCCCGGAGCACGGCGAGCGCAAGCGGGAGTATAAACAGGTGCGAGAGAAAAAGCCTCCTCGCGGGCGGAGCATTGAGGAGCGTCCGAAAGAGATCGAGACGCGGGACGAGCCCGGACATTGGGAAATGGACACGGTAGTCGGAAAGAAAAAGACGAAAGCCCGGCTCCTCGTGCTCTCCGAGCGGGCCACGCGCCGCGAGATCATCATACGCATAAAGGACGGGCGGGCCGAGACCGTGCAAAAGGCTTTAGACCGCCTCGAGCGGATATACGGAAAGGCGTTCTATAAAATCTTTAAGACGATCACCGTCGATAATGGCTCCGAGTTCGGCGACGGCTCCGGGATTGAGAAGTCTTGCCGGAGGAAAGCAAAGCGGACGACCGTTTATTTTTGTCACCCGTACACGTCTTGCGAGCGGGGCACGAATGAGAACATAAACCGCATGATACGCCGCCGCTTTCCAAAAGGTACGGATTTCGATACCGTCACGGCGGCGGAGGTTAAGGCGGTCGAGGACTGGATAAACAACTATCCTCGAGAAATCCTCGGCTTTAAGAGTGCCTCTTTTGCGTTCTCGGAGGCGTTCTCGGAGGCCGCTTAAAATATTTTATAGCTTTTTCGCAAAAATAACTTGACATTTGCGAACTTTTTGAAAGCGGCGGCAAAGCCATCTCTGCCGCCGCTTTTTCATTTTTTGCGCCGCTTGCGGCGAATGCGGTTGATATGCCGCTCAAAGTCGCCGCTGC